GCTTCGGGTGACATGGGCCCGTCTGAGTCGGAGGATAAGAACGGCATCATTACTGCACCCGCTGTACCCAGTAGAGGCCTTCACTGACGCGCCTTGATCTGATCTTCATGCCTGCTTTGTAGGCTGATGTCCTGATCGACCTGACTTCTTCTTCGCTTTTTACTGTGGTTGTGTCGTTCACCTCCATCTTTGCCAAAAGCTTTTGCCATTTGCCTGACCCTTTTGTAGGGTGTGGCGGCAAGGGTGAGTTCTTCTCGATCACATATTCCATGTCTGGCTCCTTTACCAGTTGCCGATACTATCCTGCCAAATTAATTAATACAATTTTTTTCACAAAAGGTATTGCACTTTTCTTTTGCCTGAGTCATTCTCCGTTTCGTAGAGAGATGAGTTGAGTTAGAAAAGGAAAAGGATATGCAAGACGCTAAGTGTTTGGCGCAGCAGATTGTCGGCGCAAAAAACAAAAAGGCAGAGCTTGATAAGCTGATCAAAAAGCTAGAACGCGACCTGCTCGATACCAAGTTAGTCAGTGCTCTATTGACTACAATCCATAACGAAGGCGGTGAGAGAACGGACGGTGCTTACACCGTCGAGATTTCAAAGACTCACATTTGGGATCAGTCCATGGTCGATGAAATCCTTGAGGCTATGCCTCCAAGCGATTGGCCCTCCTTTGTTACCCAGCAGACCACCTACAAGATCGATATGCGTAAGTTCAAGGACTATGCGGACAACCATCCTAGTGAGGCTGGCCCATGGCACGCTGCGCATTCGATCAAGCTAGGTGATTCTAAAATCAAAAAAATCA